TTGATGCACTTACTATAGAGTTTCCATTTACATCTAAAGAGCCACCTAATTGTGGACTTGAATCTTCTACAATATTAGATATTGCACCAATATCTGATAAAACCTCACTTGCACTTCTGCCTTCTATAGCAGTGCCATTAACCCTTAAAAAGTCGTCATCTGCTACACCACTTGTAAATATAGGAATATTAGTGTTGGATATTCCAAAGGTTAATGCTGCTTGACCACCTATATCAGATAAAACTTCAGATGAACTTCTACCTTCTATGCTAGTACCATCAACTTTTAGAAAATCATTATCTGCAATACCACTTGTTGCAACTAGGACATTCCCATTAGAAACTCCAGTTGATAATGTTGCAGTTGTAGTTATGGCAGTACCATTTAAAGTCATAGCATCAGCTTCTAATGTGCCGTCTATATCTGCATCACCACTAACATCTAATGAACCTGCATCGAGTTCACCAGTTAATGTAATATTTCTAAATGATCCTATGTCTTTATTAGCATCTACAACAACTGCCTTACTAGCTGCGACTGTACCTGCTGTAATACCATCTAATTGTTCAAGTTCAGCTTCAGATAATACTGCACCTGATCCTAGTGTTAAATTACCACCAACTGTTAAATTACCTGCTACAGCTAATGTGGAATCAGCCACAGTAGCATTAGGAGTATGAGTTAAATAAGTTACAAATGATCCACTAATCTTACTACCTAGAGTAAGTGTGCCACCATCAGCTATACTTAGTTTATGTTGGTCTGCGTTATCATCGCCCTGATCTGCTTTTAACACTACATTTAAGGCAGCACCTTCAACATTAGCAGCTATCTCTAAACTATCATTTGTGGTTTCATCATACTGTATAGCTATGTCAGAATTTGTGCCTAATAATACAGTCTGGTTATCAATTACAGATAAGCCTACTGCAAATGGTATTTTAGCTGTGGCTGTTTGTGTACCATCTTTAAGTAGTGCAGTTGATAAACCTGTAGCAAAGCCATCTAATTCTTGGTCAAACCTATCGGCTCTAATTTTGATGCCATTATCTCTGTCATCTGTCCAATCAAACAGTCTTGAGAATGTACCACTACTATTATATGCCATTAAACAGGCCCTCCTGGAATAAATTGAAAATTATTGTTTATTATGCTTACAACTTGTGTTGATGAAGCTACTTTTATTCGTAACGATGCTGACCTGCCTAACGATCCAACTGCTTTTCTTTTTTGTACTATTCCTGCTGCAATCGTATCGCCCCAGAAGTCTAAATCCCATTCAGCAGCATCCCATGCAGCTACCTCTGAATCAAAAGAACCAGTAGCTAAATTAATTCCAGATGGTGTTTTCTGATCTATGGCTAAACCAAAATCAAACGCAACATCACCTATAGATTCAAATGTCGGAGCAACACTTGTAAATCTTTTTACACTTGATCTGTCACCAAAATAGTTAAATGCAAAAGATACATCAGCCGTAATCGCTGTTGTTAAATCAGCCACACCACCAACTTTATAAACCTTACCATCTGTTGTTCCAAAATATGTATCACCATTATAATTAGCAAACACATGAGCAGGTATATTTTGAAATATAGACCACGCCCTAGTAATAGGATTAAAAACATGTTGGTTAAATGTATCTGTCGCATCACCTGTAGGGTAATTAAAATACATTTTAGAACCATCAGCAGAAACGTGTACTTGCCAACCAGTAGTTGTGCCTGTTGTAGCCACCTGGTTTATAACTGTACCTCTAATCTTTTCACTTATAGCTGCTGCTCTATTACCAACTAGGTCTTGTCTAAAAACCTGTGATAATGGTAAATATCCTTCTTTTGTTATGACTATTAAATCACCACCTAATTTAGCTATGGCTCTAGGCTCATTTATAGGTTCTGCAATCCTAAAAGTACCAACTAATGCAAAGCTAGATGCACTTGGATCAGTACCACTATAAACAAGAACCTCACCACTACTCATTATAAGTGTTAGTAAATCATCAACACCTTCACCACCATCAATAGTCAAAGTGCCAATCTGAATTAAGTTACCACCAAATGTACCAACTAAACCTACAGGAAACTTAGTAAAATTACCTTGATGCGTGTCTACTGTAGCTGAATAATAAAAGTTCTGATCTACACCTGTAAAATAATAAAGCCTGTTTTTAAATGCTGTAACACCCTTTAGTGTTGATGCACTAGCACTATCTGACAAGGTTATACTAAGGTTTGATGCTGAACTGCCATTCCAACTAAAGGGTGTATCTGCTCCATTTACAAAAATGGTTAATCCATTAAATTCTACTGTCTGAAACCTACCATTTGATAAGCCTGTTTTCTTACTTACAGCACTCCCAGTATCTATACGATATAATGTGCCGTTTGATCCAACTGCCAATAAATGTCTATTAGCCCCTGCATTATGCTCTATAAGAGTTTCTACATTTCCTGTGCCTATGCCTGTGCAGAAACTAGAAAAACCCTCTCTTGTTGTTATCTTTTCAACAGTAGGAAAGAAGTTGCTCATAACTATAGCATCTGTCTGTTCCATAGCATCTAAACTATCTCTTGAGTTTAGACCACCAAAAGGTGCAGGTATATTTACAGATTTAACTCTATATCTGTTTGCCGTTTGTATAGGTTGTAGCATTAAACACTTCCATAGCCACTATCAGGCAAGTTATAACTATATGGACTTACCCTTAATCTCCTTGCATCATCTAGGCTTATCACAGGTGAGCCACCAGAACGTGATACAGCCTGTCTTAACTCTAATTGGTATTGTCTAAAGTCTTCTGCGTAATCAAGCCCATGCATCTGTTTAAATCGCCAGGTAACACCTAATTCTATTAATAATTCATCTAATATGCCTGTATCACTATCAACAGTAAAAGCTGCTTGTGATGTGCCATCTGTCTTTTGATTCCAATGACTACTTACATACTCAAAACCAATAGTTTCAGTTGCCGTTGGTGTTGGTGTAATATCAAACTTTAACGCATTAGAACTAGATTTAAGCCTAAACCTTTGTGTTATACCTGCACTTGCTGATCCATGTCTATCAAGCTGATATTGCTGTGGTGTTAATGGCCCTGTAAACTTATCAAGGTCAGTTCTGTTGAATGCAGTATCACCAACAAACCTATCAAAGTCAGTTGGCAAAGCATAAGATTGTGTACCAGATGCAGTAGAAAACGTATGCTCTTTTAATAGTATAGGCCATGCAGTAGCCCTCATTAACTGTTTACCCTCACGTTGAGATAAAGCTAATAACTGTCTTGCAGTAGGTGAGGTATTACCAATTATGGTACTTTCTCTTTCAAAACCTGTGAAGTCAGCTACGTTCTGGCAAATTGTCAATAGGCTCATCTGGTATTCCTATATTTAATGGTTTATGTACTTTTTTTGGACTTGGCTTTTTTGCGTTCATAGTTAGTTCTGCAATACGTTGTAATTCAACATAAGGCTCGCCAATACTTCGTAATTTATCTATTTCAGCATTTGCTAAATCTTCTACAGATTCAATTCCAATTAATTCTAATTCTATTCGCCTAGACTCTGACATAGCAGGTAAGTCTTTTAGTGGTGTACCAACTATTTTTTTTGTGCCTTTGGTTTTCTTGTAGGCTTCCCATTCCTCTGGAAACCTTGATAAATCCTGTGGTCTAACAGGTGCTTCAAATATATCTTTCATACCTTTAACAGTAATTCTTACAAAATCTCTTAATTTACCATTAAATTCACGTTCATAAAATTGTGGTGTAACTGACATTATAATCCCTCCAGATTAGTTGTACGAGGGCAAGTTTCCCTGCCCCCATAGTTTAATTTACATTACAAAATCACAGATTATTTCTTTGTCTGAAATATCACCTGCAATCGCACATACATTGTCTGTTGCTGCTGAAGATACGTCTAATGTACCATCGGCACTACCCGTAGGTGTTAAAGGGTCTCCGTCAGCACCTGCTGTAAGAGCGATCGTGAGCAAAGCGTGACCCTTAATTTGAAACCACCCATAAGTTTCTGTTGCTATATTTGCCTGGATAA